TTTGCGGTCTTTCCCTAATGATAAATTATATGGTTTCGCCAATTTTAGCGGGATTTGGTATTATCATTCCACAGGCTGATATGTCGGTAATGATGCCATTATTATTTGGTATGTTAGGAATAGCGGGTATGCGATCATATGACAAAACTAAAAAGGTGGACACAAAACAATGATTTGGTTTTATTTATCATTAAGTAAATATTTTTGTAATATTGGAAACTATTTTTATCATCTTCATGTAAAAGAATTAAGAAATAAGCAAAAGAAAAATAATCAAAAAATTATCAAACCTTACTGTAAAAAATGTGTTTTGAAATATGCAACAACCGAAGATATGCAAAGAAAAGAAAATATTATTCATGCTAAACAAGGGAATAGAGTTAGAAAAATTACAGAATTTTGGTTAGAGTGTATTAGATGTAAAGCCAAAACAAAAAGGGGATATTGTTAATGAGTAAATTTTATATGAAGCTATATGACTTCTTTACAGACATAGCCAATTATTTTTGGAAAAAAGCATTGCAACCAAGAAAAGAAAGGGTTTACCATGAAACTAACACCAAAACAAAAAAAGTTGCCAAAAGGACTACAGGAAGCAATTCTAAAAAGTCAAAAAAAAGGTAAAAAGAAAAAGAAGGGAAAAAAATAATGCCTTATCATTATGGAAGCAGAATGACTTCAAAACCTATGAAGAAAAAGAAAAAGAAGAAAAAAAACAAAATGAGAAAGAGAAAATAAATGGTTTTAGTCAAATCTATTAAAAATATAACTAAGGATTTAACAGCTAGACAAAAGAAAACCATGAATGCCCATGCTAGGCATCATTCCCTAAAGCATATGAGATCAATGGCAAATTCTATGAAAAAAGGTTCTACTTTTGCACAAGCACATAGAAAAGCTATGAGGTCTGTGGGTAAATGAATGGATTTACAACTACAGCTACTATTATTGAATTAATAGGCAAAAGACCTATAAAATCAAAAAGAAGAAGAACCAGAAAGAACAAAATGCCCTTTAAGGGCAGTTTAAAGGCGGTACAGCGACTTTTGCCCACTAAAAGGATAAAGTACTAGGTGTAATCCTCAACACCTCACAGGAATGTTTTTTTCAATGATTTGTTTGATTTGATCTAAACATTCAGTTAAACACCCCTTGACCAGAAAGTGAGGTGTACCAAGTGCTTTCGATTGTACCGCCCACAATTTTTGAGAATCAGATAATCTACCCTTTTCATTTTTTAGTTCAATATAAAGAACCCGCCCTTGTGGGTATTCAATAATTATATCTGGGCAACCAGATTTCAAACCCATTTTTTTCATCTTTGCATGATAGGATATAGACCTTTTACCCTCATTTGGTACATGAAAATGTCTGAAAAAATAGTATTTACCTAGATAGTTTAGGTATTCATTACAGGCTATTTGAATGTCTGATTCTTTAGTCATAGGGGATAAACCTAAATTTACCCCCTATGTGTATAGTAGAATTGGAGTTCTTACTATATTCCTACTTTGAGGTTGGAGGAACATAATCAATGTATCACAGAAAACCCTTATTTTACAATACTTTAAAAAAAAATAAAAAAAAGTGAATTTAGGGTTTGACATTTGTATAAAACCTAGATTATAATCTAGGTTATAAAGTTAACGAATTGGAGATTACAAAATGACTAATTTAACACTAAACAAAATTTATGATTGTAGAAACATAGGTCAATTAGAAGATGGTTATCCTTTTACAATAAAAATTGAGTGTAAAGACGATAAAGGTGCTGAATACAAAGGGTGGTATTACATTGATGATAACTGGGGTGATTATAAATTATCACATGGCAGAACTCTTGGAGATTATAGAGATGTTGGTAGATATTATTTTCACCAATCCAAATTACAATCTGGTAAAACTTGTTGTAGAAAAGTTTCAGCTAAAATTGAAAAAATGATTATCAATCTAATTGAAGCTAACAAATCATCTGTTAGAAATTACAGTTTTGATTGGGAAAGAACTAAGAGTGCTTAATTGCACTCTTTTTTTATTGGAGTTCAAAGAAATGAAAAATAAAGATTACAAATTAAAAAGACCAAAAGAAGGTTATAACACCGAAAAAGAAAGAGGGTTTGCCCAACTATCTGGTGTTTCAGATTGGGAAGTGTTTTTTCAAAATAAAAAAATTGGTGATGTTTATTATGTGGGTACTCAACTTGTCGCTTGGGGTTGGCATATTGAAAGCACCCAAGAAAAAGGCGAAGCACCAACAAAACAATGGGCATTAGAAGAATTAATTCAAGTTCATAAAAATATAAAGGGGGGAAACTAATGATTGATAAACCAACAAGAATTGGAAATTCAGAACTCTATGTTGCTAGGGTTCTGAATATGTCCACAGCACAATGGGCGGGTGTTCAAGAGGAATATATTAAAGAATTAGTAAAAGCTAGGGAAACCAACAAAGACGAACTAGAAAAGCATGGTGAAAAAGCTGAACTAAAACTTTATATTTCTCTTAGAAAAACCTTATGGCATTTATTAGCAAAAAAAATGGAGCAGCAAAAAAATGGTTAAGTTTATTAAAAATTATGGTGTTTTTGTTCTAGAATTTATGGTTTTTGGAACTATAGGTTTTTGTGTTTTTATGTTTTTCTTTTAGGATAAAATAATGAAGCAAAAAAAATTGAAAGTCTTAGATTTGTTCAGTGGTATAGGTGGATTTAGTTACGCTTCAGAACAATTAGTTGGTGGTTTTGAAACTGTTGCTTTTTGTGAAATAGATAAATTTTGTCAAAAGGTGCTTAAAAAAAATTTTCCAAATGTTCCAATATATGATGACGTTAAGGAGTTACAAAATGAAACAACTAGATTTAGAGGAATCGATATTGTATGCGGTGGATTCCCCTGCCAACCATTTAGTATCGCATCACCAAATAGAAAAGGCACAGAAGATAACCGCTATCTCTGGGGAGAAATGTTTGAGATTGCAAAAATGGTCAAAGCAAATTGGATTATTGGCGAAAATGTTGTTGGTTTGCAGCAAATGGGATTGGAGCAGATATTATTGGAGTTGGAGGGTTCAGGTTATCAATCGCAAGTTTTTAATATACCAGCTTTATCATGTGGCACAAACCATACCAGACAAAGATTATGGATTATTGCCAACTCCAACTGCTCACTTGAGTCAAGAAATTGGTTACCCCTCGGATTGGAAAAGGGAAACAAACCTTACTTGCAGTATTTTGATGTTGGAGAAAATGCCACAACAAATTGGCAAAGTGAAACCAGAATTTATAGAAGAAATGATGGGTTATCCAAAGGGTTGGACAGCATTAGACGAAAAAGACTAAAAGCACTTGGGAACTCAATATGCCCTCAAGTTGTAGCACAAATATTTCAAGCAATTAAAGAGGTTGAAAAAACCAAAGAAATAATATAGGTTTAAACTGAATTGGAGTTCAAAAATGAAGAATACTAAACTAATTTTCACTTTACTTACTGTTGCATTTGTTGGGGGGTGTTCA